TGTTGGGCCTCAGTGCCGGTAGTTCCCGCGATAGGGTCTACCTGAGTTGGGGGCTGCACACCACCCGCGATATTGCGGAGAGCCTGGCGCATACGGTTCATCTGCCGCGAGCCTATAGACTGGTCCGGGTACGCTATAGGCAGCACCGGGATGGCGGGGTTTTGGTTGGTCTTATCTGTGGCGCTCATGCTTCGTCGCTTATGAACTCGATACCGTTGAGGGTGGATTCAAACGTGATATTAGAATCATTGAATGGGTAAACCTCGTAAGCCCGGACGCTCTCATCAGAACCAACCTCGCCCACGCCATTGCCCCACTCTAAGTCATCAATGGGGACGCCCTTAGCGTCGGTGTACTTCGCCAGCACTTTCCACGATGGTTGCAGCGCGTGTGTGCTGTCGGTAACTTGATCAGGCCCCCGTTGGAATTCGTAGGTTACCCGGCTGGTGTCAGAGGTGCTTTGCGTGTCGGCACTAACTGCGGTACACAACCATGCCCCCCGGTTATCACCCAGAAAGAACTCGCGATTCAGGTGCCCCACCATCGTTAGGGTTTCCTGTGGGGACCAGTTGGGGTCGTACCTTGTAACGCGCACAGTCGCCATTGGTGTCTGCTTGGTCACCTCTTTGACCTGCTCTACCCCAGCGTCAAACCCATCGCCCTGCGGCTCGCGGTGGGATACCTTTATGGTGTTCCCCTCGGCATCAAACACGGTAACCGTATTCTGTACGCTGGCTGAGAACTCTAGCGTGGTGCCCCCCCGGTATTGCACGCGCACGCTAATGGTGTTCGGCCCCAGAGATGCGGTCGAGCGGCTTGTAACGAACATGTCTGGTATGGTGGGGTGCTTCTCCCCCTGCTTGGGTATGCCCTCAAGTTGCAATGCGGCGAACCCACGGAAGCTGGGCTCCCCCTCTTCTATATTGCGCACCATAAACGCACGAACGGCGGTTAGGCCGCTCTCAGAATCTATTACCGATGAGTCGGCCACTAAGTCGCTAATAATTACATTCGCGCCAGTCTCGGTTGCTGGGTCGTCTACCATCCCTACTCCTATTCGCCCATCGCGTTGGCGGTTTTAGTGTTATCTCTAATCTGTTCCATTATGCCTATAAGGGTCTCTATTGATGCGCCATCAGGGTCTGCCCCCGCAGCCTTGCCCTTGGCAGAGTCGATAAACTTCTCCAGCGAGAACCCCGGCTTGCCCGACATACCAATCTGGTCCATCGCGTCCCCCCAAGCGGCCTTCACAGTCTGTGCCGCACCAGTACCAAAATCGTTCAGATCGTTATCACCAAATGCCCCAAACCCACCGCCTATTTTCCCTATGCCAGCGATAGGAACGCCAATGGTGGCGCGTATCAGGTTGAGTATCCCGAGCATTGGGCGCAGAAATACCATTGCCGCGTCTGCCCACTTGACCACGTTTTTGAAAAAGCCGGATACGATTTTGTCAGCGCCGCCCGAGGCAATTGCCATGTCAATCAACTTCAATGTGACATCCGTAATGGTTGGCGCCAGCTCAGCCGCCAGTTTGTCCTTGGTCGCGTCCAAGATAGCGCCCAGCGTGCTAAATGCATTGTTTGCGTCCTCGATATTGCTGGCATCTGTGCGCTTGAGCAGCAGCCCCATTTCCCTGAGATTTTTAGAGTTCTCTTCCAGTGCTTCGCTGCCGCCCTTCATGGTGTTTACAAGTGCCACACCCTCAGAGTCAAAGAGCTTCATTGATAGGCGGACCCTGTCGGCTTGGTTGCCAAACTGGTTGACCGCATCGGCAAGGACCCGGAACTGCTCGTCTGGAGAAAGCTTGACCAACTCGGTGGCATCTACCCGCAGTTCAGCGAGGGCCTTGACAGCTTCGCCCGTGCCCTGTGCGGCTTCCGATACGCGCCGAGTCATTCTCTGTAGCCCCATGTTCAGCACAGATATCTCATTGCCCGCTAGTTTATTGGCAAACGCTAGAGCCTGCATCTCTTCAAAGTTAGCCCCGAGCCTATCGCTCATCTTCGCCATAGCGTCTACAGACTTTAGGCTCGCCCGTGTGAGGGCAGCAACGCCAGCCACGGCAGCCGCCGCCGCTCCTGCGCCCATCGCCGCTATACCAATACCGAGTTTGCGAACGGACTTAGAGAAGGTCGCCGTATCATCACGCGCACCCCTGAGCCCCTTGCGGAACCCCTTGGTATTCGCCCCGATACGTACATCGAGTTTTCCAATGGTCGCCATTACTGCATCAGCCCCGCTTTACGTAGTGTGCTCATCATCTTCTCCGGTGTCTGTTGGCCCTTGTAGATCCCCTCTACGTGGTCCCCAAAGGGTTCCATTGTGTAGTAGGCGTACCATTCGGCAAACTCCCGGCTCGTCAACTGCGACTGTAATTCGCGCTTCGTCCTGCCCATCGCCAGGCAAAGACGATGCCAGAACTTGCGTTCCGGCCGCGCTATCATTCCCCCTGGATATCCTCCAGGTCGGCGTTAGTCAGAGCGTTGACACGCAATGCCGTTTCACCAATCAGCAACAGGGCGGCTGCGTTTTTATCTTTGAGCGCGGGTGCATCCTCCCGCGTAAATAGGTGCTCGCCCTTGTCGTCAGTCAGCGTTTCCGTTGCTAGTAGCGCAATAAGGTCCAGCGTGGTCATGTCACCATCTGATTGCCTCTGCGCCGCCAACTCAAACTCCTCGCGTTGTGCGCCCGTGAGCGCCGACACATAAACCGTGTCTTCCCATTGTGGAACATATAGTTCCTCGCGTGGGAGGTCGTCTGACTGTAGAATCGTATCGCGTGTCAACATTCCTTATCTCCATCCGTTGGTGTGATTAGACTGCGGCGGTAGTGTTCTGCGTGCCGGTCAACTTCACTGTGATGTCAAAAGTTACGGGCGCTTCCATTTCCATGTTTAGCGTCGTGTCAGTTACAAACCCAGTACAAACCCATGTCGCCGCTGTCTCGGCGCCAGTCTGCGGCCATGTGATCGTCCACGTTTCCGCAGCGCTGTTGATCGGGGGAACGTTAGCCGTAGCCTGCCCGGTGTTGGCGTGTACGGTAAACGTAATGTTTCCGGGGTCGGAAAGGTCGGCGGGAATGAAAGCCTTGCCCCCAAAGTCTGGGGCGGTCGGGGTGGCGATAGCCATGTGGGAAACTTCGATAGCCTCGCGGGTCATTCCACCCACTGACAAGCTAATCAGCTCGCCGGTAAAACCAGAGGTGCCCCCCACGAGGGTTACCCCCATGCCATTGTCAACTACGGAACCAGCCATAATCTACTCCTAAAGTGTGGGCACAGCCCGTTGGTGCCAAATATCAAACGTTACTGCTATGTGCCAGAGCCCAGCCTGGCTACCGTCGTCGGGGCTATCGTATAGGTCTACCTGATCGGTCATCTGTATGCGGGTGCGCGTGCTGCCTAGCGTCCCGTTGAATCCGTCGAGGGCGTTCCGCACAGCGTTAGCTATGTTGTCGGACGTCAGCTCTTTGAATGCCCAACAACTAAACTGATACTGACACCTAGTGAAGGCACTGGCGGCACCCGTGTGGTGTATCTGGTCATCAGAAATCCGCATATAGGTTAGGTAGGGAACATCTGCATTAGTGGGCGCAATGCCGTAGTAAATGCGGGTCTCCACAATGTCGGTGATTCCAGTGGTGGCCGTTAGCTTAGAATACAGGTCGTCCTTGAATGCCATTACCCCGCCTTCCTCGCTGCTGCCCTAGATGCCCGCTCGGCCTTCCGCGCCTCTTTCGCAGCAAACCTTCTGATCTCGGCCCACAACTCTTTGCCATAGATAGAAATCGCTGCCGCCTTACTAAACTTCAGGCCCCTGCGCATGTAAGAGTTAGCTGGCTTGTTACCTATGAAGGTCCCAAAGTGGAAATGCCGGTAGCCGAATTCAATGCTCGCGGGGTAATACCCCTTTTCGCCCTTGGATATTTCCAGCTCATCCCGTGTGCCGGTTTCCACAATGCCGGAAATCTCTCGCGCCTTACGGGACTTGATGACCCTCGCCGTTATTGAGGACTTGAGATTGCCCGTGTCCGTGGGGACCAAAGCCTTGACCGTCGTGCGCACCACTTGGATGGCTTTCTTCATCGCCCGCTTGCCCATGCGCGACTGCATGTTTACGGAGAAGTCCCTCATCGCTTGGATAAGAACCTGATCGCCCGTAATGGCAAAGCTTACAAACTGATTCTGGCCGCCCGTCCCTTTAGATACCCGCTTAGAGCGGAAGGAAGACGAGCGTTCAACTAACGCCATTCAACAGCTCCAATACCTGGCCCGAGACTATAGCCATAAACCCTACAGGGTTCTTCTCTACAGCACCTACGAGCAATTCCATTTCCGCGTCTTCCAAGTCACCGTCAAAGTCGGCCATTTTACAGCCCAGTTTATACAGCCTCACCGCCTCACTGGGGTCGGCCTCGCTTGTGTTCTTCAGTGTCAACCTAACCACATCGCCAAGGGTAAGAGCGTCCCCGCCTTCACTTAGCAGAATGGGCTCCCCGTCAAAGTCAGTTAGCACCTTTTCGATTTCCATCCGTTTCATCCTATTTCTCCGCTATTGCAATGACTGATGTAATGTCAGCCGGGGCAACGGGAACACGCCTGTGCTCCAAAACGTCACCGTCTGAATCCAACACCACCACAGTCTTTTCTACTCGCCAGTCCCCCGAGTCCTCTAGTATTGCCAGAAGGGAGTAGGGGCCTATCTTCGCCTGATAGTCTTTGGTCTTGATTCCCGCCGGTATTGTTTTAGTCTTGGCCATTGTTACCCACCTATCTGGACGGCTGAAAGTGTGACGTCCTCAATGATGACATCGTTTGTATTTGTAATATTGTAGCACCACAGCTCTAAGGTATCCGTTGCCGCGAGGTCAATAAGACCGCTAAGAGACATGGCACCCGTATCGGAACCACCCCCGCCCAAGGACCGCTCGGCCAGTAGGTTAGCAAACTGAGTTGCGCCGTTATTCTTCCAGCACCCGAAAGCCATGTCGTAAGACGATCCACCCGTGGACGTAAACGAGATGGACGCATTGACTAAATACGTCCCCGCTACATCAGCCGTTATATGGTCGTTGGTGTGGTCGGGCGTCATCTGGTTGTTCTGGCCGTCGGTATCAAAGCTTGTGACCTGCACTTTATTCCCAACGCCCGTGCCCGCGATTGTGATAGTGGCGGTTACCCCCTCCGCGCATATCTCAGCAAAGGGAAGGCCCAAGCCCGCGCCGGTAAAGAGTTGGTTACCCGCAACCTGTACCTGCCCTGGTGCACCTGCTCCACCAGAGCCCGCAGCGCCGGGAGTAAAAACAATAGAGCCCCCGTCTGGGTTAGCCGCAGTGTGCGCGCCGCCCGATTGGCCCTTGAAGAATATGTCTACCCCCGCCGTATCGGCTGCGTTTGTAAATGCGCCGGGGTCTGTGTCGGCAATCCTGAGCCTAGCGTTAGCGTCTGATGCTTCGAGCCCATCGCCTAGAATGGAAATCTCAGCGCCGGACAGGGTTCCAATGTTATTGATATAGAGCGTGCGCCAATCCTTGCTGGCAACCTCGCCAAGGTCCACCGCGTTAGACGAGCCGGGCGAAAGCTTCTTGAAGGTCTCAAATCTCGTGGGAGTAAACTGCACAAGGGTTGCGGCTGATGTGCCGAACTTGAACCCAGTAAAGTTTCCCCCCGCCGGGACATTGAAAAACGCCGTCACAGATGTGGACATTGACACTTGCAGTTCGTTTGTGCCTGCTGTGCTTCCGGGGTCTCTGACCACCAAATGAGTGTTGCTAACCTCGACAAGGTTATTGCCGCTGGAATCTATGAACTGCGCTATATCTGAGGTCTGCGTGGCGTTGGCGGTTGCGGTGAACTGTACGGCATCAGTCGAGCCCGTTACAGTTACTGGCAGGGTAAAGGCCCCACTAGTCGCGGAGAATGCCCCCGTGCTGGTGATTGCCCCACAGCCCAGAGTCCCCATAGCTGAAGTGTTCCCAGATACGTCTATAGTCAGGGGTCCGGCCATTGTTGCCCCAGCTAACGCACCACTAGCCGTTATGTCTGTACCGCCGATAGTGCTTGTGCCCGTGATAGCGCCAACGCCCAAGGCCGCAAGTGTGGTTGCCCCCGTGACACCAAGGGTGCCCGCGACTACAGTGTTGCCCGCGTTGCTTACGGTGAATACATCGGTGCCGTTTGACTGCTCGGCCAAAATCAGGGGTGTGGTCTGTGACGCGTTGCCTATAACTTGAAGCTGTGCGAAGTCAAGATCGCCAGTTGCCCTTATGCGCCCAGTGACCAGTGCGCCGGTTCCATCAAGCACCAGCCTATTAGTCCCAAGGTTTACTATGTTCATCTGCGAGCTTGTACCGGATATGTAGGAATTAGCAGCGCCATTATTGTTGAGCTGTAACTGTGTGCCCTCGTCAATGAATAAACTGCCACCGTTGATGTCTATGGACGCAGAGCTAGTAACCCCAGCGGTCGTCAGCGACCCCGTGAGAGTGGCGTTACCAGTGTTGCCCACCTTGAACATATCTGTGGCGGCTGAGTTCTCGACTACGAACAGGTCGCTCGTGTTGGTGGCGTTGCCCGTGACCGTAAGCTGTACCACATCAGCGGAACCCGTAATCGCGGTGATTCCCGAGATGGCAGCGCTTGCCCCAGCGAGTGCGCCCGAGGCAGTTATGTCTGTGCCGCCAATGGTGGAGGTCCCCGTAATGGCTCCAACGCCGAGCGTGCCCAAGGAGGTCGCCCCCGTGCTGGTGATTGCCCCACAGCCAAGAGTGCCCACCCCAGACATATTTCCCGTGGTGTCGGCTATAATCACGACTGAGTTCTGTATGGTGTTCCCGGTGCCCGAGTATCTAGCCACAGCGTTGTCTGTGCTCGTGCCCGGACCTGTAACGTCGCCAGTGCCCGCAGCAGAGTTCACCCACGCGGAGCCATTCCACGAGAGGACTTCCCCGCTTGAGGCAGAGGTTATAGTTACGTTGCCTATAGCTGCAAGAGTAGCCGCCCCCATGCCTGCAATGGTAGCCGCCGCAATAGTGACCTTGCGCGTTGAGCCCGAGCCGCCCGCCGCAAGCTGGTGTAGAATCGCGGAACCGCTAAGGGGGCTTGAGTCTAGGGTGTACTCAATTATGGTCTTGTTGCTCACGTTGCCGTTATCACTTTCTCCACACCGTCGTCAGCTTTATAAGCCAGCGTGCCGTCGGTCTTGGCGTAGAAGTTGATTGTGCCTGCGCTTGGTGTGCCCGGCGCGCTTACCTCTGTCATGGTCGCGTAGGTGCTAGAGAGAACCAAGGGGGCCGAAGTCGTCAGCCCGGCGGTAGTAATAGCCACAGAGCTAGACGCGCCGTTACCCACACACTGTTCAAGGGTGATAGGCAGCGCCGACATTGCGACCTTCTTAGTAGACCCTGAGCCCCCGCCTGTAGTCTGCTTCAGCAGTTCGTCCGTAGTCGCCGGGGATGCGTCGCCCGTGAATTCCGTGATGGTCTTGTTGGACATCAGATCCACTCCGTGTTATTGCCGTCAGTGTCAGATACCAGGTTGCCGTCCTCGTCAT